GAGCCCATCCACCACCAACACGACTGGCCTCAGCAGCGGCTCTCTCTTGCATCGCTGCCTGCCTTGCCTGCATTATCTGCTCTGGGCTATAACCGAATAAAGGTTGCTGTGCCATGTTTATTCCTTAATCAATGAATCCTGCGTTTTGCATTCTAAGCATATCGGCCTGTGACATCCCTGAAGGGCCAACAGTGCTTACTTGGTAGGGGCTAAACATACCGCCAACACCAAATGGGTTAGATATGTTTGAGCCTCTTAATTGGCCTAAAACATCTCTGAATGCACCGTATTGTGTTCCTAGCGCCACTTGCTGACCGCCTAAGCGTGTAGACGCAGCGTCTAAGCCACCACGTAGTAGTGCTTGCCCTGCGGCTGAACCAGCAGTAGCAGTTCTACCACCCAACTGTGCGCCAATGTCAAGCGGTTGTTGACCAAGGTTCTCAATCGTCTGAGCAAGACCAAGTTGAGTTTGGATCGGAGCCATTGCCTGAGTTTGGTACTGAGGAATAAGGCCAAGCAACTGAGCACCTGTACCAAACAACCCTGTACCAAGTTGAATATCTTCAGCAAGCCTAGCCCTAGCAAGATTCTCTGCTTGTTGACGAGCAGTGATACCAGCAGCACCCAACTGAGTACCAAGGCCAATATCCTGTTGCAACTCTTGACGAGCACGTTCACGAGCCTGTGCAGCCAATGCCAAATCTTGTTGACCACGGGCTTGCGCCAATGAGAACAACTCTGGCTGACCCATATCACCAACACTAAGACCAGCCCTCCCACGACCAAACACTGAGGATGCTAGACGCTGTTCTTCACGCTGACGGACAGGATCTAACATTGCTTGCTGTTCAGCAAAGTAACTCTGAGCAGCGGCAGTAGGATCATATGATGTCGGTGTTACCTGCTGGCCTAACATCCCTAGTTGCTGTGCGTAAGCAAGTTCCTCTGGGGATGCTTGCCTTGATACATCCCTAGGTAACAGTTGACCAGCAAGGCCAAACAACCCTGGTACAGCGCCTCTGATAGCACCTAACTCAGCACCAGCGCCAAGAGCAGTTTCGAGCGACCCTGGAGCAACACCGAGTAGCCTCTCCTGTAGTGCTTGTAACTCAGGCGAGACGGTGTAACCAGCGCTGGTAAGTCTACCCTGGTCATCAAAGCCAAATTGACTTTGACCAAATCGGGTTGTTATACCTACTGGTCTAAATCGAGCTTCTTCGGCAGCGATTCGTGCTGCTTCTAACTGAGCATCGGCGGCAGTACCAGCGGCTCTTTCAGCGGCTTTACCAGCCTGTCTGCTTGCGAGCATTGAACCACCGGCAATAATTGCGGCTGCTGCGATTGGCATAATATTACTCCTTAATTAAAACTTTGTCTACTACATCAGGATCTGTTTCGGATGTAGCGTGGATACAGTACCAAACACAATCTTCTAGTGCTATAACCCCATGATGCTTGTTTGCTTCTATATTTAAACAAGCAGGGGCAGTTACTTCAAATTCTTTATCATCAACTAAAACAAGAACTTTACCTTTAGCAAGAATACTTAAATGATCATAGTTATGTTTATGTTGAATAAGCCTGGTTCCTTTTTCAAACATAACTTCTTTTGCGTACAAACCAGAAGAAAAATGATGATTTATCATTAAGAATACCTTGCTTTTATCTCAGCAACTTTATCTAACCAAACTTGTATATCTATTTCACCACGTTGTGCTTTGAAGAACAACGGATCTGCTTCATTTAAGTATGCGGTTTTCCTTTGTTGCTTAACCAATTCTTCTTTTAGTTGATTTGCTTTTGTCTCGTCTACTTTAATTAAACTCATTTGATTCCCCTCCAACACCATCAGTTAGATCGTTTTCATTAACATCCCAAGCCTCTTGAGGAACATTCAAAGGCAGGTCTGAGTAATCAATTATTTTAAACTTCTTACCGTAAGGAACATCCTTAATTGCAATTTCCATTAAGGTATGGGTTTGTAGTGCGTCCTCTGATGGGATTACAACAGCAACAACACCGTTATCTTGTTTGTATATAACAACTTGGCTCATAAGTCACCTATCTAAAGAAAGCAACGCAAACATATTCTGCGTTATTTAAAATACCTAAAGAACCAACACCACCACCAGTAGAAATATACATTCTACAAGCACCTGTTGTTGGAGCAACATTATAAGCGATTCCAACAGAAAGTGCTTGGTGTTGTTCGTTACCAGAAGAACTTGTGACTACAGCATAGTTAGTATCAGGCATTGCTGTTGTAAAGTTAATTGTGAAGTCACCAGAACCATTAGCAGTAAAACTAGATACATTACCGCTTGCTCTAATTGTTGATCCTTGACTTTGCCATATATTAGCCCAAGCCCTTGCTGAATATGACGGAGCAGATCCAGATGCTGTTGATAACTTTGCAGGACTACCAGATGACCAAGTAGTACCGTTAGACACCAAAGCATTTCCGCTAGTTCCTGGTGCTATTGAGGTTATAGCAGATGTCCCATTACCAACTAGAACATTGTTAGCGGTGTGTGTTGTAGCACCAGTACCTCCTTTACTAACAGGAAGAGTGCCAGTGGTGTCAGACTGATCTAAACGAACTGTAAGAGTATTACTAGCACCGCTGATTGTTTTACCAGTTATTGTCCCTGTTGCTGTCCTTTCAGTTGTAATAGCGCTTGTTACAAAAGCAGTGGTAGCTATTTGTGTTGTATTAGTGCCAGCAGACGCTGTTGGTGCGGCAGGTGTGCCGGTAAAAGTGGGAGACGCTAAGGGGGCTTTCTCGGCGATATCCTGAGCAATACGATTAACTACATAAGCAGTGCTAGCAATTTGAGTATTGTTAGTAGCAGTAGATGCTGTTGGTGCTAAAGGAGTACCAGTAAAAGTAGGACTATCACTTTCTGTTTTAGAAGCAATAGCAGATGCAATAGCATTAAACTCTGTATCTATTTCAGTGCCTTTAACAATCTTTGCAGGATTACCACTGGCAAGTGAATCCTTTACAGCAAAGTTAGTGGCTTTGACATAATTTGCCAATTTAAATCTCCTTAGATTATTGTACGACCTTGTTTAATACCAACATCAATCTTCTGTATAGATAACGGATTGCCTGCAATGTCACTCTCAATACCTAATTGCATTATAGCACCATTACCAGAAGCATTGACAAAGAATTTCTCTAAGATAATACCACCAGCGTACTCAGCGATGTTATATTCACCAACACCATATTCATAACTAGTGCCACCAGCAAGTACCTTAGTCTGTGCAAAGAAGTTTTCAGAATAGTCAAAACCATACTTCACTGCAACCTCAGCACCAGAACCACCAATAACAACCATGCCTATTTTCTTTAGTATCTTTAGTTGGTTTGGTTGCTCAAAGTCAAAATGGTTAGTAAAATACTCCATACGATATGACGAAGCATTATCGTAGTGACCAAAATACTTACCAATGTATCCAGGCTTGCCTATAAGTAGCTCTTTAGCATCATTAACTACAAAGGCCCTAGGATCAATACTATTCCATTGTGTTACTCGATACGAACCATCTTGCATCGGTGCTCTGGTGTCAAAGCAATACACAATATTAGATGTTGGTAACGCTAACAGATAGAAAGCATCTCTACTATAGTATACACCTTTAATTGCAGCAGTGTTACTCTCTGATGCAACATTAGCAATCAAATCGTCTCGTACATTCTTAGACAAGTCTCTAAATGGTAGTGATTTCTCTTGAATGATTCGTGTCAAACTACGAACACCAGTGTCAGACAAGAAGATAATGTCAGTACCGGTAGAAACTACAGAATCCCTAGCGATACAACCAACATTAGGAATATAATCAGCAAGAGTCAACTGAGTTACATCGATAGGGTTAGCATAGACAGCAATGTTATTCCTACCAAAGATAATCAAGAATCCGTTATGTGCTGCTAATGCTACAATCTTATCGTTGTTAGGGAAGACAGCATTGAGTGACAAAGAGCCACTATCACCGCCTTGGAAGTCAGAACCATCAAGCAATCTACTAAAGTATACAGTCTGTCTATCGTTAGCCATATCAGCCAACCATATACGACCATACGCTGCTAATGCACAGTTAGGTACAAAGTCAGTAGTAGTGTATCCTGCTGGTAATGTTCCAATATCACCTAAGCGTTGGAATCCAAAAGTACCACTGTCATGTGAATGTGGATCAGCACTGCCAGAGACAGGTAACTCATGATAAACCAGCACCGGATGGTTTGCCTGTGCTAAGTACACATGAGGCTCTGCCGCTGCTCCATCACCATAAGGCAACGACGCCCCTTGCCAGTGGTTAGCAGTGATGGTTACTGATACATTAGCATTGTTAGCAGCATTACGGATGGTAGCGGTAGTCATTGTCGTAGTACCGGTAAACAACTTATTGTTACCAGCACTAAGAAGAACATTACCACCAGTCTTAACCATCTCAAACAAGAACTGTACAGGGTTAGCACTACCAAGATCAGTGTTGACTGTGGTGTTTACAGGAGTCCAACCACGCCTAGAGCCGATACGACCATACTGATCGATAACACAATTGTTAGCAGTTAAAGCAAACCCTGAAGATAGTTGAACACTGCTGTCTTGAGTGTTTAACCCAAGAAACCCTGGAGCAGAGATACTACCTGTCTGTAATGGTCTCATTAGTAACCAACCCAAGTGATTTCATCAGGATAACGGTTAGCCTCAGCAGCGATGTGATCTGACAGCGACTGTAGATACAACTGATATGCTTCAGTGCTGTTGATACCAGAATCCTCACCACGCTCTAACAATGCCTTGGAATAGGCCAAAAACTCGATAGGTTCGGCTGGCACAATAATTTGATCTGTGCTAGCAGACAAAGGCAGCGTAGGCTTGATGACGTTAAAATACAGGTTATAGACGCCATCAGGAACAGGATAGACATCTACCAATGTATCACCATCAGCAGTAACACCATTAAAGTTAAATAACTCTGGAGCACCACGCTGTACAGGATTACCAGCGTTAAGAAACAACTCGTTCATCTTAGTGGTTGTTTCCATCGTCATTGTCCAGTTACTTTGCTCATTGATTACATCAATAAGACGAAAGCGTTGACCAATGCCTTGTAGAACATAGGTAAACAAATCAGCAGTGGTTTGAACAGGAATAGTCTCTGATAACGCATTCCAGTTATAGGCATCCTCTACTTGACGCTTTGCATCATTAACAAACCTACCAATCAACTTAGAGTAGGAAGTGTCAGTAACAGCAGTAACTTCGTTCTCACGAAGCCTAATCAATACATTATTAACTGTTTCAAGATAAGTTTGGTTAGCCATTTAGCAATCCCATTTCTTTAGTGCCAGTGCCTTCCTTGTAGGTCTGCCTTTCTCGTCCTTCATTGGACCAGACACACCTGACATCCTTGCACAGAATGATTTCCTTCGTTTAGCAGCAGTGGGTGACTTTGCTGCTTCCTTGGCTGATACTGGTGGTTTAAGATTAGCACCTTCAGTACGCTTGAAGTAATCTCGACCCTTCTGGTTCAAACCACCTTCTTTGTTCTGATATGCCTTCTTAACCATTATGTTTGATCCTTTTTACTGATAGGAAGACAAACACCTTCAATCATATCTACTTCTATTTCTGATTCAATCTTATGTATAGCCCTCATAGCAACAGATTGACACTCTCGTTCGCTGTAGAAGTTTTCATCAGACTTCCAGAAGGCACATTGACCATCAATACAGAAAACAACCACAGCGATAAAGAATTTCATTTTTTCTTCTTAGCCTTCCTTGCTGTTGACAAAGCAATTGCGATTGCTTGCTTTTGAGGCTTCCCTGACTTCATTTCCTTACGGATGTTCTCAGAGATCGTCTTCTTAGAGTATCCTTGCTTCAGCGGCATTACTTCTTCCTTTTCTTTGCTGTCTTAGCAGCGTCTTTGAAGTCTTGTGCCGATGGAGCGCCTTTGCTACCTACCTTACGCATACGCTCACCAGAACCCTCAGCAATGCGCTTACGCTTGGCTTGGATGTTAGCGTACAGTCCTGGTTTAGTAGCCACGCTTCACCTTCTTCTCTTTCATGCCACCAGACTTCTTCATACACTTACCAGCTTTCTTACACTTTGCAGGACTAGGACAACCAGGACAAGGTTTAAACATAGTAACTCCTTTAGGTATTAAACTGAACTGCTAACTTAGGATCTAACTCTAGTGATACAATGAAGGTAAAAGTAGTAAGGTTATCTTGCTGTTCTACTCGAATCTCATCACCTTCTTCTAATACTACATAAGCACCGCCATTCCACTGTACCCATTCACCAGCATTGAATGTTTTACTTACTATTCCATATTCTTCGTTAGTGGTTTTATCATACCAATACACTGAAGCAGTTTTATTGTTAGCACCTACGTTAGCAACATAGAGTAGGTTCCATAATGCTGTCTGGTGCGTAGGAACAGTATAAATAGTTTCCTTAGCAGCAGTGGCTTTAGTCTTGCCTTTACTAATCTTTCTTGACATTGTTCTTTCCTAACCAGCCTCTTACTGTGTCGGTTTCGTAGATGCGAAATAAAGTCCACACAATCGTTAGTAAAGCCGCTATAGCCGGTAACACTTCTGCTAGTGTCCCTACCACAGTTACCAGTGATACTGCATCACCAGCAGCTTTAGCAGTTTCATGTTGCATTGCCATACTTAATCCTTTGTCATCTCTAGTAGGTTGGTTTGTAGTCTAGGATCATCAGGGGAGAACTCTAACGCTTTCTTGCACAGTTCAATGGCTTGGTCTTTGTAACCAAGATTCCATGCCGCTATGCTTGCTAGGTCGTATGGCTTTGCTCCCCATACACTTGGGTCCATTGTGTAGACCTCTTCTTTTTGGACAATCTCTAATGCTTTCATGGTAGATGAATAACAATCTAGCCACTGTTGTTTCATGTAACAACTTAACGATAACTCAACCCAAGGCTCTCTAGTGTTAGGCGCTTCAGCACAGGCCCGACGATACCACTGGATTGCTGTACCACCCTGGCCTAGTTCATCGTAACACTTACCTAGTAACCGCATTGCATAACAACGCTCATTAGGCCATGTAGCCTCTGGCATACTTAGGTATTTGTTCAGTGCTTCTATCGCTTCCTGCCACTTACTATAGAATGTCAGTTCTCTAGCATAGTAAAAGGCATTGCGAGGACACCGTGGATCTTCTGTTACCGCTACCTTCAGTAAGTCTAAATACTGCCCCCTAGACTTAGTAGGATCAGGCATATGAACAACTAACAACTTATCTGTCCATGCCCATACTTCGTTAGTTCTTATATCTGGTACTGGATACTCATGACAAGGATGATGCCAGTGATAGCCTTTCCTATGGTGTATCTTTTCATAGTAGAAGGCGATACCACAACCCCAGTCAAACTTATATCGTAACCTAGTGGTGTCGTCCTTCCAGACTCTTTCAATTTCTTCACGCCACCCAGGTTGTAATACTTCATCTAAATCTAAACTAACACAAACATCAACATCAGAAGGTATTAGTGCTAGTGCTGCATCCCTGGCTTTATCAAACCTCCAAGGATTTATACATATGTTATATACCGTTGCTCCACACTGCTTTGCTAGTTCAACAGTATTATCAGTAGAACCTGTGTCTGCTATCAGTATTACATCAGCATCTTTGGCAGATTCACAAAAACGCTCTACAAACTGTTCTTCATTCTTACTGATTGCATACACTGCTATTTTCATAGGCATCCTCTAAAATAACTATCAGGATACCAAATTTTTACTACTTTGTCAAGTATTTAATCAATGTTTCCTGAAATAATTTGTTCTGGTGTTGCAGGTAACTCAACATTAGGGAAGTTAGGGTCTTGAGGGAGATTACGCAATGCTTGACGATAAGCAGCCCAAGCAGTACGATCAACAGGAGCATCTAATACCTGTGTCCAGTCACTATTCATCAGAGCAATATCACGCTGTCTACGCAACTGTGCTGCTTTGGTATCAACTTCAGCAGCAAGGTCTTCTGCTGTTTTGTCAGCAACCTGTACCACATAAGCCCAACCATTCTGAATGTAAGGCTCGGCTGGTACTAGCTTCTGTGTCTCACGGTTATGCGGTATAAAAGCATTAACTTTATATGCACCTTGCTCTTCCAAGAACTCATTACTAGGACCAGTGGCAGAGAAAGACACTTGCGGAAACATATCTTTGTAATGAGCGATAACACCATCTTTGTAAATCTGCATTGTTTACTCCTAGTTATAGATCGGGGAATGCTTTAGTAGGGGCGGTAAAGTTAGCGGTATACCTAGCCACACCTTTGGTAATGCGAAGATCGTCTATGAAGCCGTCGAGTGACGCTACTCCTGCTGTAGTTGCACCTATCGCATAAGCCGTTGGGACATATGAGTTAGTGTCTGTATATGTGGAACCAGTTTGCGTACCATTAATATAAAGTTTTGTTGACCCAGAAGATCTTACAAGCGCAATGTGATACCAAGTAGATGTAGACAAAGAAGATCCTGTAATGCGAACTGCACCATCTGCAAACCAGCGAATTGTTCCTTGGTTATAGTAAATCGTACAAGTTCCTGGCCCAGTCCAAGCAACAAACCATTGCTCTAATGTTGATCTTAGGTACAACCAAAACTCTATTGTGAAGTCACCTGTGCCAAAAGCAAGTTCTGTTAATGATCTTGGAACAAGATAATCCGCAGTGCCATCAAACTCCATAGACCCTGTACCAAACTTCTTAGTAGTGGTGTCTATCTGAGCATTGCCGACTGTCTCTAGTACGTTCTTGCCTGTGTTGTCGAATATGCCAGCGTTGGTGAAGTTGCAGAGAAGGTTGGTGTTGGTTACCGCAGTCAATGGCGCTGTCGGTGGAGTAAAAGCGGCTGTGTAGACCGCAGTGCCCTTTACGACTCGTACATTAGAAAGATACCCTGTTATTAAAAGCTGAGGAGTTCCTGCTGTAAGTGTACCAGTCGCACCAACAAATAAATTATTACCGCTGCTCGCAGTGCCAGAAAGCGTTCCTGTTGCTACGCTTATTCCATTAACATAAATCGTTACTGTTGTACTAGAGCGAACAACAGCAATATGATTCCATGAGTTAGTTGTCCATGCGCTACCAGAAGACTGTGCAACTGTTGTGTTTCCAAAATAAAAGACAACATCCCTTGCGTTTGTTACATTAACTGCAACACCCCATCCAGTAGACGCGCTACCGTAGTTCCCAATAGGGTCTTGTCGAGTTGTGCCGTTACTGGTGTAGAGCCAAAATTCTACGGTAAAATTAGCATCAAAAGAAAATGCTGAGTTGTTAGGTAAACTTAGATAATCCCCCGTACCATCGAAGTACCCACTCCCGCCATTAGTGCTTGCAGAGTAAGCAGCAGAGGGTGCGAAAGGACTGAAAGGGGTTACCTTTACATCACCGTTGCGAGTGATGGTTTTTGGCGATGAGGAATTGTCTACAAAGCGATTGGATTGACAGGTAAGCAATATTGTGTTTGTAATATCACTAAGTGGAGATGTGCTAGGCGTAAACCCAGTTGTATAAACCGCGCTTGTAGTCACCCTAATATTTGATGAATATCCCGTTTGTTTTGCGTAGTTATTTGCCCCAATAGCAAAATTCCCAATTGTGCCACTGCGGTTAGTTAATGTCGTTGTGCCATTCATAGACTCCGCAACGCCATTGACATACATTTGTATTGATCCTGCATTGACAACGCAAGCAATGTGATACCAAGTATTTAATGCTAATGTTGTTGAGCCATAACAAACTTTGCCCGCCCCATCAAACCACCGAAGATATAAAACACCCGATTGATCTGGGCCAAAACAGAGGTAATTAATAATCCCCGCTGGCTCCCCATCGAGCGTTACAAAAGCAACAACCTTGTTGGCAAAATTTGTTGAAGACGATGTGTTAATAGTATAGGCTGTCATATAAATCCAGCCTTCAACAGTAAAAGTAGATACATTCTGCGTAATTAGTGCAGTCGATGTATTACCTAAATAATCCCCATTCCCATCAAAAAAGTTACTCCACTCCCCCGCACCTACACTAAATGGGCTAAACGTGCCTTGAGTAGTGTTGCCATTGCGGGTAATGGTGAAGTTGTTGGTAGAGCCATCTAGGAACGTGTTGTTCTGCGCTCCGTTTGTGCCATCTCCATGCAATAGCAATACTGTTTGCTTGAAGTTGGGATCGGTCTCAGCAGAGACAGCGCCACCCCTAGATAGCATCTTCAATACATTACTCATTATGGCTTACCAACTTCAGTTGCGTAGATAGTGGTACTAACCTTCCACAAGAGTATCCAAGTATAACCAGTGGTAGCTAATGTTGGTGCTGAACCAGTACCACCAACCTTAACCCAAGTAGGATTAACAGTGGACCAAGTAATAGTGTAAGCAGTACCATCATCAATACCAAGCAACACTACTTGACCTGCTTCAAAGTTAGTTGCTGCTGGTGTACGGTTAGCACCTAGAGTTACTACTTGAATTGAACCATTACCAGGATCAATCTCAAAGCCAACACCGTCAGTGATGGTATGAACAGTATCTTTTAGTTCTTTGAAGGTTTGTTGTGCTGTCCAAGTCTGTGCTACATCTAACTTAGCAGTGTCAGCATCATAGGCTTGTACATCAGTACCAATAACTAAACCTAGTGTGGTACGCTGTGCAGCAGCATCAGCATCATCAAGGATAGCCCTACCAGCAGCAGTAAGATCAGTAACAGCATAAGTATCAGATGCTGTTGTATAGATCATCTTATTTGCTGCTGTGGTCAGTCCAGCAATAGACTGTAAACCAGCATCATAAGCCTGTATCGTTACTCCAATAGCAGCAGGAGCAAGATAATCAGTACCAGCAGTAGCAGTTGTAATGGCACTAGATCCGTTACCCATTAACAACGCACCAACAGTAAACGATGCAGCACCAGTACCACCATAAGGCACAGTAATCTCTGTACCTTTCCACACACCTGTGGTTACTTCGCCACTATCGTTTACAATTAATGAACTATTCTGAATTAGTTTACCGGTGGTACTGTCAAACCTAGCAACCGCATTATCAGTGGACGACGCTGGCCCCAAAACATCACCAGTACCACTACCACTAGCCCCGGTAGGACCGGTAGGACCAGCAACGGTAGAAGCAGCCCCAGTTGGTCCTGTAGGGCCGGTCGGTCCTGTTGGTCCTGCTACGTTAGAAGCAGCGCCAGTAGGCCCAGTAGGACCGGTAGCGCCGGTTGGTCCTGCAACTGTTGAAGCAGCACCAGTTGGTCCTGTTGGTCCTGCACTGCCGGCAGTTCCGGTAGGTCCGGTAGGGCCAGCAGCGCCTGCAACGCCAGCATCTCCTGTGGGACCGGTTGGGCCTATAGCCCCTGTTGGGCCTGTTGGTCCAGGAGGGCCGCCGCTAGGACCAGTAGCACCAGTTGGGCCTGTCGGACCTGATCCAGTTGGGCCAGTAGGTCCGTTTGGGCCTGTTGGTCCTGAAGGTACACCGTAGATTGTTTCGCCGCGAAATATGGCCATTTATTTTTCCTTTTACAGTTTTCTTAAATACTCTCAACGAAAACACTTAAGAAAAGCCCCCGAAGGGGCAACACTACACCAACTTACCTACAACAACTGTAAAGGTAGCAGATCCGAGGTTAATTGCATCACCACTAAGGTTGTTAGCACGAATGGTAACAGTGTTAGCAGCAGTAACATCAGCAGTGACAACCAAACCACCAGCACTGATGCTAGAAGTAACACCAATAACCATATCACCTAAAGCAACACCAGGGATAGTAATGGTATCAGAAGCAGAAGCACCATTGGCGATAGAATCAAAATCCTTAACACCAGATGCTACAGTAATATTAGAGAACACGCCAGGAAACTGCTGACGAGCATTAGACTTAATTTTTACAGAAGAAAGTGCCATGATAGATTCCTTTTAAGTTAAAATAGGGATGACCCTAATGAGCCATCCCCGTGACGGATCTTAGGCAGGTACGGCAATAGCAACTGCACTTGAGTCACGCAACTCACCAACACCGTACAACGTATCAGCGGTGAGCAGCGTTGCAAGGTACTCTTGCTTGTACTGAGTCTGAACACGAACACCAAGTTGCTCAACCAACACAGCAAACTCAGGATGTGCCATCACAGCAATACGAGCACCACCAGTAGCAGTAGCGCAGTTGGTAGAGACATATACCTTAACACCGTATACATCACCAATCTGACCATTGCGAATGGAGTCGCCAGAGCCAACAAACGCTTGCTCAGTAAAGCGGCTAAGACCAAGCAGAGTGTTACGAGCAACAGGAGGAATGATCATGAAACGACCATCCATCGGTACATCCTGGTCATCAAGCGTCTGAATCACTTTACGAATACCAGCATCCGTAAGCGCAGAAGCATTGTTAGCACCAGAGGTGTACGCAGTCGTACCATCACCACCGATAACAGCAGTGTTGTACGCAGCCGTACCGTTACCACCCTGAGCCTTAGCAGCCTGGGCAAGCACATCGGTATCAATGCGGGTCGACAGAGCATAACCAGCATCATCCGTGTAGAAGCGACGCAGCGAAGACTGTGCCTGAACTTCCGTGATGTCCTCAATCAGACGACTATACTCATAATGCTGGTCAATCGACACAGACAGCGAAGTGCCAGATTCAGCAATCAGAGTCACCTGTGCTTGAGCAGTTTTGCTCTTTGCAGAAGCAGAACCACGAACAGGAGCAGGGAAGTAGACTTTATCGCCTTTCTTACCCTTGAAGTTCATCTTCTTGATGAGGTTAGCAGCAACAAGATTCTTCTTGTAAGCAGCCACAATTTCGTCAGCTTAGGATATTACAATCCTTTCGACTATAGCTTCCCAAGAGAGATAAAATTCTTTCTTGAGCCGTTTCACTTAGTCTGTGCGGGTCACGCTTCATTAGCTTAAACTCTTCTCGAACGGCATCCAACACATCTTGCTGGAGTCTTGTTCCTTTTAAGTTTGTCTCCATCCAAAGACAAAACCGAGCTTGTTCCCTCTTCAGGAAAAGATGATTGATTACATTTCTGAGCACAGGACAAGATTGTTTATATCCTGACAGTACCCATCCTGTGCTATCTTGATGATTAGGTTGTTTAGAAACCCTTTCTTCAAGATGCCCACCAAAGTTCATTTGACACATTACTAATAAAAACCTACTTGGTTTTACTAGTGCAATTCTTAGCCTAGGCTGAATGTAGAATTGCTCATTTACTTTAGTGGTTGCGAGATCTATACAACCCTCGCCATCAATCAATCCTGCTAAATACTTCCAACTTACTCGCTTCATATAACCTCCTGGTTATGAACTGCGTTATTGGTATTTCGTGTTCCCTCTGATTAGCCCTTTCTAGTTGGCTTTCCAGTTATTCAGAAACGGTTTTACTTTGGCCTGTCTTACGATAACCAAACTTCCGGCACAAAGCCAGCGGTTTTAGCCTGTCCAACTAGAACGTGATCGGTACCCATACCCATGATAATATCCTTTATGTAAAGTTAAATTTTATCGAACCCGTCCCTCTCGATAAGCGCTCATAATTTCAGGTTGAAGAGCATCATAACGATCAGGATCGGTCTGCATCAGTTTGATAATATCCGCACGACGATAAATCTTCTTAGAAGGTGCTTCGTCACTTCCTTTTGCCGTAGTAGCAGTAGCGCTCTTAAGAACTCGTTCACGGTCTTGCTTTTCAGCCTTGACTGTAGCATCAGCAACTTGCTTACGCTCTTTCCAAACACTAAGTAACTCATCAGCGGCATCAAAGTCATAGTTATTTGCTGCTGCAAACAACTGTACTCGTACCTTAGACGACTTTACCCACTCTTGGAAAGATGTGTCACCAGCAATATCCATAAAGTCTGGATGCTTTTGCTTCAACATCGATACCGTTTCTGCGATTCGCATCTGAAGGGCAGCTTGTTCAGCTTGCTTGATCTTCGGATGGTTCTCAATTGCTTTTGATACTGCTTTTTCGGGATCAGCAAAGAAGTCAACTTCTTCGACAGGTTCCTGCGGTTGCTGTTTACTTAATGCTTGGGCCTTGATAAAGTCATCAACAATCTTGCGTAGTTCACCAACTTCAGAGCCTTGACGACCGATTAGCTTTTCAGCTTCTTGATGCATCCTGGCAATTTCTTTGAGGCTTTTACCCTTATACTTCTCAGGAACCTCATCTTCTTCTGGTGCTTCAGTGTTATTTTCAGGTACAATCTCTTGCGCCTGCTCTAACTCCTGAACTACTTCGTCTGATTGCAATGCTTCTTCTTGACCTTCATCAATAAATTCAGCCATATTAATTCCTCTGAGCGTTTAGCTTTATAGAAAGAATACTATTACTACTTACGGAGATTCCTTTATCCGTTTACTTCTGACCTTCCGGTCTTTCTTTCCCACTTGATGTGAGATTCCCTGCGTTGTTCCCACTTTGCAGCGGCACCAGGGAAATGTCCAGTAATACCTTCCAGAGATATTACCGGCGTACTAATGATTCTGGAAGCATCATTACCGCAATGAGGGCAAGTAATAACTCTTTCAGACTCATCAATATACTTTTCTGAGGTGTGTCCTTTGACACAGGTAAACTCAAAGATTCTTTTCGCCATCTATTATCTCCTGATATACTTGCTCGGATAGTTGGTGCAAGTTCAGAATATAATCAAGAACCTCTATCTTACCTTTGGCTTTCCAGAGATCCTCAACGCTGTTGATAATATCAACTCTAGCGTATTCGTCCCTAGCCTCTTTTAAATCATCCATCAGCTCTTTCCAACCAACTGATGTACAAAGATCAAATCTATTCTCGTAATACTTCTGTATCTGTTCGTCCAAGCATTATCTCCAATGAGTGCTTTTGAGTGTAAGTGCTTACTAACTTAATACTACCATTGTACCATTTTTTTATTAACTTGTCAATACCTTTTTAAAATATTTTTATCTTTGCTTAGATGCAATGACCTGTAGACGAGCAATATCAGCCTTGGTGTCAATATCTTTGTTCTTCAGGGCCAAATCTGCTATCTTCATCCGACGATCAAACTCTTTGTTAGGATCAGCAGCGTCACCAAGGTACTTAGATGAGGCAGCAGCGATCTTTGCTTGTAACTCTGCTGGTGCAAGTTGAATATCAACAATCTCTTTCTGTGCTTTTGCTTGCTTGAGTTGAACATCTGCTTGTTTATCAGCCATTTCTAGCTGTGCTGCTTGCATTTGCATCTGCTGCATCTGTTGTTCTTGCTCTGAAGGCTGATTTACCTGTTGTAACTGCTGAATCAGTTCTTCACGATTCTCTAAACCACTGTTTTCAATGATGGCAGACAGAATAATAGGAGCAATCTTGGAATCAGGCCCAAGTGTCTTCAACAAGTTAATAAATTGTACTTGTTCAAACTCTCTTGCGATGATGCCAAGGTGACTGGTAGGAATAAATACAAAGTCTTGGACAGGATAACGCTCAGGGTCAAACTGCATATAACGATGAGCAGCTTTGGTAATAAAAGGAATCAAGAATTGCTCTTGGAAGTTCACCAAAGTACGCTTAGACTTCTTGATAATAGCCATCAGAGCAGGATTAGTACCGTAAGACTCTGGTGTCCCTGCTGGAGCACCGTAAGAGGCACTGTCAATGGTTCCAGTGGCTTGCAGGAGCATCCGCTCAAACTCTTTAGCCGTGGCAAGGTTAGCAGGATCTAGGTTACCAAACTTAAATGGTTGTAGAATCTCTGCTGGATTACCGTTGGTAAGGATAGTTTTACCAGGACGAACCTCAAACTTAGCACCACGAGGCAACCTTGTGGCATCCATAGCCATCATAGGTACAGTGGTGAGGGCAAGGCTATCTAAGTGAGCACGAACTTGTGCATCAATAGCCTTCTGCATGTTGTAGCCCTTCTCAGCGATACCACGACCCCAGAACCGATTAGGCATAGAGTCATTCTGGAAGGCAACAACAGGGCGATCCTTCATCATATAAGGATTCTCTTCTGCCTTAAGCAGCACACCGTCGTTGGCGATAACAACAATGGCCTCAACCAACTCTGAAAACTCAGCCATTTCGTTAGATTCTTCGTCGCCTGACTTAGAGAACAGGTCTACATACTTGTCACTATCGACATTGTCAAGCAATTCCTTAGGTACTAAGCCGTAATAACGCAGTAACTTTACTTTGTCTTGCTGATAATCAACTTCTTCCTGTGTTGGCTCAAGGTCAGTTTCACTGGCAGCAGGGCCGATATTAGCCTTCTTGTAGGTTCCATTCTCCATTGCCTGTACTACGCTATGGATAGAGACGAAATCCTCTACAGCACATCCTAAAGCCTCTGCAATAGTGCTTGCATTGGGGTCAATAAGGAAGTTGCGTGGGTTTACTGGTCGTAACTCAACAGCAACACGGTCTTTTTCAGTGACACCGATAGCAGCCAACCCCATGTTAGGCATTGGTTGCGTTGTTGGAATCAGTTCTGTCTTCTTGGTAAGGACGATTTCACCGATACCAGTACCATAAACAGCAGCAAGTAAGACAATATCAGAGACAGACTTGCGTACTTGATCCTTCTTGAAGTCCTTGGTTAGTATCTTCTTCATTACTTCTACATCTTGAGGGGTGTCATCCTCGTCAACGATGTCAAAGAACTTCTCACCGCGGCCAAAAATAGCCTCATCAATCTCAGCAGAGAAGGTTTCAATGGCTTGTTGGAGCATCGGAGTAACGATCCTGGCTCGTTCAGACTCACGGGTACGGTCTTCTCCAGACCAAATACCACGCCAGAGACGCTCATACCTGTCCCAGTCTTCCATGTAATTTGTCTCTTTGTGCGCCCGCCACTGCTCACAACGCGCTGTTACCCACTCTACCAGTTGGTTATTGGTTTGTGCCATCTTGGTTCCTTGTTAATAAGCGGATTCAACATCCATTGGTGTCCAATCTTCCTCTTCATAGTCATCAGTGGACACTGTTGTTGCTACTTGTGATACATATGATAGTGCGTCAATTAAGTCATCATGCACTTGTGTTGATGGAAACATGAGGTACTGGTCAATAAACTCAGCCCATTTTTCTTCTTTGTTAAGAATGATACGACCATGCTCGAAATTGCCTTGTAAAGACCACATAATCCGGTCTGTCTTCTTCTGGTTACCGTGTGTTAGTTCCATCACATGAAAGTAAGTATTGTACTCACGCATCAACTTCTCTAATGGTCCTAACACTGCCTGCCTTGCCATTCCTTTTTCTAAACCAACAGCCACAGGTTGATACTCATTCACATTCTTGATGATACGCATGGCAGTTTCATCGATACCCCAACGACCATACTCTATCTTCTCTACAAACCATGTACCATCATCAGTAGCCTTTACAACACAGATAGCAGACTGGTCTAGTCTCTTGTCAGCAGCAGAGGTAGCGTTACTAACCTCCTTGAAGCCAGCAAGGTCAATAGCGATATACCAAGAACCATCAGCAGGTTCTGTTCCATACTTTAACCATTCTTCTTTGAACAACCCAGTACCACTGTTGGTAAAGGATGCTAGAAACTCTTGGTTAAAGTGGAATGTACTTAGTGTCTTCTTTGCTGCTTCTAATTCTTCTGGATCAATCGTAGGATTATCGTAAGTAGTTAAATGCCACGATTTCCAGTCTTTGCTTTTACCACTTTCACCAGTTTTAAAAGCATCGTAAAACCATGTCCTACCGTCAGGGGTACTGATCAACACTGCTTCGCCTTTTAAGTCTGCTAAAGCAGGTCTAAGAATTTTTGTAAATACTTCTTCTTTAACAAAAGCAGCTTCATCGATAACAGCAAAGTACAACTTCAATCCACGAAGTGTATCTGGGTTTTCTGCTGACCTTATGTGTATCTTTCTTCCTGTTACTAATGTAATGTCTAAGTTATTCACATGGGCTTGCTTAATAACACTCCTACCTTGCGTTAAAAGAGCATCCCAGGCGATCTGCCTTGCCTGTCCTAGGGTAGGTGCTACATACACCACAGCAGAGCCTTCAGGAGCCTCTAAAGCCTTTGCAAGAAGCATTTTGATAGCAAGGTTACTCTTACCACATCGACGACCAGCAGCGATAACCTTAAATCGTGACTTGTCCTGCCAGACCTCTATCTGCCAAGGAAGCAAAGACCAATTAAGTTCCACTGCTTTGCTCCGAATCTACATCGATAACATCATCACTTGTCTGTATCTGTGGTGCAGTGATGCCTGAAATATTAATAGTGATTCCTTGTCCACCAGCACTTCCTGGTTCTTTATTTTCAAAGTAACTAATAGGTAATGCTCGATCTAAGACCATCTTTAAAGCAGCTATCTGAGACGGATGACCATCAGTAAGTGCTAGACGCATGACCTCCTGCAACATTCTGTCAGAGTTAGCAACTAACATCCTTGCACATAGTTCTCTTGCAAGTGTGTAGTCACCTTTCGGACGACCACGCTTCCCAGGCTTTAACTTAGCCTCGATGTCTGCCTTTTTAGGTCTGCCGCCCTTTCTCTTTAAGACAGGCTGTCCTGATTCAGAGACGGGACCGGCTGTCTTATTAGAGACAGACAACCCTAAATCAATAGACTGGGTAACTGTCTTAGTATGTTGTTCATCCATTAAAAATTATCTTCTTTAGAAGGTTTTATTCTTAGCACTACTTTATTAGTGATAAGTTATATCAACAGTATCTTAATATTAACATCACCGGTCAGATAAGGGTTGCGTTAAAACTTAATTCCGAAGGAATAATCTTCTTCTTTAAAACCTACTTCTTATCTGTTGCTGTGATGTCCTATATTATAGGTGTTTATTGTAGCATATTTTTGTTAAAAAGTCAAGTTATTTGTTTACTACTTAGCCCTTCGCAGTGCTTGTTATTGGTCAACATTGCCCTTCGCAATGCACGGTTTGCATTATTATCCAGCACAGATCAATATTGTAATGTTATCAACAACTTAGTTAATGCTAACTTGCTTCTTTTTTTCATAGATAATATTGACTTTTTTTACTTTTTGTGAATTGAAGTTGGTTCAACAAAATTATCACAACCATCACCACCCCCTCCCCCCATCAATGTTAGTCAGCACTAACTAACTTAGGCACTATTAATAGGGACAGAACAATGTTAGTGAGTGCTTACTTAGTAAATTAAATAGGGACAGAACAATGTTGTGTAAAGTTGGCATGGATGTTGCTGTGGGACCACTATAGACGCCACTACAGAGCACCAATGCCTAGCACAATCTATGCCAGTTAGCATCTACTAACATCCAATATTGCCCTGGAACGGCTTGTCACTGTGACTAAGGGTTTTTCCTAGGGTATTCCTGACTATATTACTATGGCATTGTATGTTGTTGATTTTATAGCGTTATCGAGTTTTATAGGCCTGAAATAATAACCTTACAATTAATCTGGTATGATTCTCTCGCCTATATATTATGAAAGGGTCAGTTTTATAGTGTTACCATTCTTAACAGTAGTAAAACCAATAAAGGAAACTAGATCATGATTAAAGAATACGACACCTACACCATCGCTAGCCACTTCGTTACCGCTATCGAGTACGGAGACTATAGCGGCCTAGAAGAAGGCGAAGAAGAGGCCTTAGAATCGTTTCTAGACACTCTGCCGAGGGGTTATCACACTTGGCAATGGTCTGATGATGGCGAAGAGTTTGCCACTGACGAAGTTACAGGCTTGAAGGCTTCATGTATTACCGCTACACTGTACGTTGATTCCGCTGTCGCTTAACCATTAACAACACACTAGGAGAATTACATCATGAGCAACACAACCTACAACGGCTGGACTAACTACGCAACTTGGCGTGTCAATCTTGAGATTTTTGACGGCATGACTGTCAGAGATGTTACTGGAAGGTCTATTGTGCCTGTCAGTGATCTTAGAGACTATCTACAGAAATATGCTGAGGAAATGATCGAAACGACCTCATCTGAGGGGCTTGCTCGTGACTATGCCCTGGCTTTCTTGTCTGAGGTCAATTGGTGGGAAATTGCCAACGCAATGCTGGCTGATGAAGAAGCGGAAGAAGATGAAGAAGAATCAGAGGAGGCTTAAACAATGAAACGTAACAATCAATTCTACCAAGACCCAATAGATCAATGGTTCGACGATGTAATGGGTAACCCTGTCTATGCAGTGATTATGTGCATTCTAGGCGCTATTGGATTTTATGGTCTAATCTGGTTTGCTTTAGCTGCAGGTGTTTTACTTGATCTATAACTTTACTAGGAGAATTTAACCATGTTGATCGTTTACAAACTTATGTCTCTCGTTGTGTTCCTTATGTCTGCGCTGTCTTTGGTTTACATTAACACCTTTAACCTATTCAGCGCTGCACAGGCGATTGTGCTATCTGCAGGCTTTGTAGTGTCTTTGGTTTATG